ATACTTGTTTGAAAAAACCAGTATCGGGAACAAAGACGGGTGTATTGAACGGGCCTGTCTTAGAAAAACCGACTACCAATCGAGTTTGATTTGCTGGAATACTTACAACTTGACTTTTATCAAATTCAAACCTATATGTTCCTGCAGCCTTAAGAGAAGCTATTTTTGGATCTAGTGCCATCTTATAATATATTTTTTTTGTTTATTTGTTTTTTTATATATCTACCAAGTAACTACTTTTTATACTAAGTCATAGATATCAAAATTTAGATTCCCACCCTTTGAATCTTTTTCTAGAATTTCTTCTATCTTATTTTGAATTGAAGGATCTATGTCATCATAAATCTCTTCGACAAAATCTGAAAAATCTAATGTTGTGAAGAACTCAGAACTATTTATACAAGTCATAATCAAATCATCATTACCTAATTGGCCTGCATATGATCCGTTTGGAAGTTTACCGAATGTTGAAGATTCTTTTACTGTATCTTTATCATAAATGCTTATTTTGTTTTGAGCAATATATTTTTTAAAGTTTTGACAAAAAATAGGTTTATTATCTTTCTTTACTTTTAAACCAAATTGTTTAGTTCTAGCATCTACTCTATGTTTAAACTTAACTACACTTTCTTCATCAAATTCATTTCTTTGTGGAAACACTGTTTCCATTCTTTTTATTAATTCACCACCAAACATATTCCACTCTATGATAAGTTTCACATTCTCTGAATAAAATAAATCAAAAGCTAGAATGTATAGTGTTTTTGCAAATTCTTCAATAGTATGAGAATTACTTCTAAACCTTCCTATTTGTCTAATACCAAAAAAGTCTACAAAACTACCAGGAGTTGTTACACCTCTCCAGTCTTTTTCTTCTAGCATCTTAATTTGAAAAATATTAATAACTGAATAGTCTCCACCTGTACCTTCTGCAATGTCAACAGAGAATACCCAATAGTTATAATCTTCTTCTATTTCATCAAGATTAAAATTAGGTTGCCATAATAAACCAGAATAGTCAATTTCAGCATCATCAAATTCTGGTATTTCTTTATGCTCAAATTCTATTTGACCTTGTGTTAATTTTTTTAAACTAGCTGCACTTAATAATAATGAAGAACTCGCTATAAATTGATTTCCGTATTGTCTATTAAAAGCCTCATCACTTCCTAAGTTAGCAACTTCTTGTTTCATCCATGCATCATCTCTACCAGGTACATCCCACCAATCAACTCGGAAAGGTATGTATTCACTTAATCCTCGGTCTGCCGCCGTATAGATGTCATAGAATTTATTAAAACCATTCGGTGTACTAGTTATTATTACTTTGGAATTACTAGATGCAGATACCGTTGGATACACATTTTCATAAAAGGTATTTACAAAGTTTGCAGGTATATGAGCAAACTCATCCATAAATAATAAATGAATAGTAAAACCAATTGCTGCTTTCTTAGTTGTGGTCTGACCTATGATTCTACAACCATTATCAAACTTGGAATTAAATACATCCCATTTAAGAGTACCGGGCTTGATAAAGAACGGTAGGTGTTCTAATATAGTTTTACCTTTATCAATAATTTCTCTGGTTGTAGCACCCTTATTTGAAAGTATTAGCGAATTTTTATCAAAATTAAATACAGAATACCAAGCAATAAAAATAGATGAACATATTGTTTTACCTACTTGCCTACTTGCTAAACATATATTAAATCTTTCTTCTTGAAACTGTTTTAACATTCTTTCTTGGTAAGGTCTTAATTTAATTGTTTGAAGACCTTCATCAGTCATTACAGTACAATACTTATTAGCAAAGTATACAATATCTTTTGCACACTTTTTAATTTCTGCTAATTCTTCAGGAGTATAATTAAATACAATATTACCTTTTCTTAAATTAGGATTACCTTCATAGAACGGTGTAGACTTTGGTTTATAACCTTCATCAATAGCAAGCATCAATTGCTCAACTTTATTAGACGTCCACGCAAAAGACTCAGCACCCTTAGATACTTTAAATTCAAATCCTGCTGATTCTGCTTGAGGTCTAGCCATTATCTTCTATTACAGCAAGTATTTGATTTATATGAATTACTTCAAATTCTATATCATTTAAAGTAACCATAGTTCCCTTGCCCATATTTTTTAATATAACATCATCAGCCTTTATATGTTTAGCATTACCAGCATTAATTACTTTTGCTTTACGATTATGCTTTTCTACAGGAATTATAATTCCTGATGCTGTTGTTGTTTCTTTTTGTTCGATTTCCTGAATTAACAGATAATCATTCTTCATTTTCATTTCCATCGACGTCTTCTATATCTTCTTCTTTAATTGTGTCTTGTAAAGCTCTCATTAAATCTTTAGTTCCTCGAGATTTAATACCACTTTGTTTATTGGATGTTGAACTTTCAGTACTATGATAAACATCTACATCACGTGATATCTTTTTAGCATTTTCTTCAATTGCTACCATATACATTGTTTGGCTTTTAATAATATCTAAAAGAGTTCTTTGTAAATCACTTAACACTTCAAACATTCTTGGGGATACATCGCCTTCATGTATGGTTTCCATTAACAAGGTAATAGCGGTTTCACTATTTTGCATTTGTCTTATTAACATAGATAATGCAGATTCATCTAATTGAGCCTTTGCTCTGATATACTCATGTTCTGCAATAATTTCTTCACTTAAATAAAAAGTTAATAAACTATTCATAACCTTTTCAGCTTTACCTCTTGCTTTCATTAAAGCAGCTCCTTGGCCACTATCTACTCTTACTGGCTGTAGTTCTTCGGAATTATTTTCTAAACCTTCCACTTCATCTGGTAGATCATTTAATAAATCTCCTAAACTATCCCGAAATTTTCCTTTCGATGATTCTTTCATTATACCTTAAATTTATAATATATATTCCAAGTTATCTTGGGTTAGTGACTGTTGGTAATAATAATTCTGGAGAAGCATTATCTAATAATAAAGCTAGATGAGAATCTTTTACCACATATTGGCTTAAGATTAATTCTTGTAAATCTTCTTCTATTGGCTGGCTCCATATTCTTATATTAGTTAAATCAGTTTCACATCCTAATAATTTCCATACTTTATCGTTTGGTATAGATATAGCAGGTACGGTTTGGGTATTTGTATAGATGTTAGTTAAATCAGCAGTTTTATCTGGGTTGATGGCTCCAGTTAATTCTGGGGTATTATATAAAAATAATGACAGCTGTTTAGCTACTTGATTTAAATTAATTACGGCAGCATACCATTCTCCTTTTAAGAAACTTACAGATTTTTTAGAAAGATCATATTTATAATAGACATTATTAAACTTAATGATAAACCAATTTGTTGTATAAGTAAATTCTACATATGATGTAAGAGTAGTTGCATCATTATCATATTGAATAAAAGTATTACTTACTTCTTTATTAAATTTAGCAGTATTGGTAATAATATCATCTACATAAGGAGTATCTAATGTTAATGTACTTGTTGCTACATCTGTTGATTTAACTCTTTGAATTCCATTATAAGAATTAGTTCCTCTTATCGCTATCCAATCACCTGCTTTTATTTCATCTATGCCTAAAGGCAATCCTGGTGTAGTTAACATAGGATAACCTGCGCTATTGCTTATTGATGTTATTAAAATATTTTTTCCTATAGGCTTTTTGTAAGTTGGCCTAAACCAAAATGTAAATGCTCTATTATCAGTATCAGTCCAACCAGACTTATATCTGTATTTAACACCTATTGTATTTTTAGCTAATGTACCTAATGCATAATGATATTTAGAAATTATGGTCCACTGATTATAAACATTCTCTTCAGTGATAGTCATCTTTTTGTTGAGGGCTCTTCTTACATAATCATTAGCTTGGCTACCTATAGTGTTATACTCATTAGGTTTTCGAACATCTTTAAATTCATTTTCTCTTTCAACTCTAAACTTTTCTTCCACATTGGAAACTAGTGCCTCGGTTGAAGTCTCTGCAGCTAGCCCTTCTGTTGTATTTTCAAAACCTACATTGGTTCTTTGCTGATAAGTAACTAAGCTTACTCTCCAATAAGAACCTGTATACATAAAGTCATCAGCTTCTGCTATGGCATCCACCTCATACATCCTATTCATAAATTGTTTAAAATATAAATAGTCTCTCATCTGAGGTTTAGATCCAATACCAAACACAGCCTCAAATGCAGATTTTACAATGTGAATTTCAAATTGAACTGGAAAATCCATCATCAATGGATTAAAGTTTATATCTCTAGTAGGTAATTCATTATCAGGAACCATGATTTTTATTTCACCTTCCTTTATAACATCAAATAAAGAATATTCTTTTAAAATAACATCTCTACTTCGTTGATCTGCCTTTGTCTTATAATAGTCTACACAGAATCCAAATAAGTTACTTGCCATTGCAGATAATTGAGTATACATTTGACCAGCTCTAGATATATCATAAGGATTCCATGAATCACCACAACAATCAAATGCTAAGTTTAATGCACCACTGCACCCATCAACACCGCCACAATCAATTTGAGGTACTTTACATATTACTCCACCATCAGTTACAATTTCTAAAGCAATAGAATTAAAAGTTAAGGTACAATCTCCAACTTGTGTATATCTATATTGAATCCAAAACTTATTAGCAGGATTTAAAACTAATGCTTGTAAATTAGCATCAGTAAGCTGAACCCAATCAGAATAAGTCACACCATCAATCCCCCACCTAAAATCTTTATTATAAAAGCAAGAGGTAGTTTCACCAGTAATAGAATCGGTAAATCCTGTAACTTCTACTACATTTTCATACGGTGTTTTGAGACTAACTAATAACTGATCGCCATTAGCATCTGTACTTGATCCAGTTACTGCCATTTTATGAATTTATTTGTTGATCTCCTTCGATAGGTTTTTTCTTTCCAAAAATCTTATCAGCCGAAGCAAGACCTAAACCACCAATACATATTGCTGCTACTGCATTAACGAGAGTAGGCTCTACTGGTGTTTCAGTATAAAGATTAATGAATAGTGCAGCACATAAAGATAAACCTGCAATAATACCGATAAATCTTTTTGAAGACGGAGTACCTTTTTCATCTTTTAAAAGGCCGCTTATCCAGTTAATGATCTTTTTCATATACAAACATATTTTGTTTATATATTCATGTTCTAATACGGTGTATAGTCAGTCTTAACTAAAAGTACTGGATCATCTTCTTCTATTTTAGGATCAACTGAAGTTATGATTTCAAAAGCATCTAAAACTTGTGCTTCATCCATTTCTGATAGAATATCAAATAAAACTGTGGCTTTAATATAAAAGTATGGAATTCTCTCAAGATATTTATTTTTCATAATACCTACATCCATAAATCTTTTATTAAAGGTATCTAATTGTTCTCTATCTAAAATTTGAGTTAAATCAAACGTTCCTTCAATAATATTAAAATGAAAACTTACAATTTCTCTACCGCCGTCAACTTTAACTAACCTTGAAAATATTTTTTCATCTGATATTTTAAAAGTAATTTTATTAAGATTAGGTAATCTAGTAATGATAGATTGTAAAAAGAAAATAGAATTAGGTTTGAAATTAGGATTAGGTAATAAATCTTGATCTAAAGTTTTCTTTAATTCAGATCTTAAGAATGTTGATTTATGTATAGCACCCTGAAAACCTTCTAAAGATACAATAAATTCATTTTTCTTTTTAGATTCATTCTTACATTCTTTCTTTACTTTAGATATAATAAGATTATCAATGTAATCATTCTTATACAGAGTAAAGGCAATGTGGGTAGGTATTTCTAATTCAAATCTATTATCAACTAACATCAGTGCTCATCTGTTTTTCTAATACGTTTATTGCATTTTTAATTTCAGATGGCATGTGTTTCATTGCTTCTTTATAATCACGTTCACCTATTTCATTAATCTTTAAGTACATTTCCAAAGCTGCTGGATTAGGTTCCCATTTTTTTACTTTTTTAGAGGCTTTAGTCTTTGTGTAAATAAAACCAGGTACTCTATTAAATTTTGATGCAACCATTCTCCATGCTTCTGCTTGACCTATAGTATCAATCTTTAATGCATTAAACATGTTTGCTTGGATGGGAAATTTAATACTCATAAATCTATTTGTCATAAATGAATTTTTAGATTTATCGTATCCTTTTAATTTATTCCATTGTTGGTCACGACCAAACAAAACTTTTATGTAATCAAATAGTTTCATTACCTTTTATTATTTATATGATGAGATATGGTATTTGTTTAAGAATTACAACCTTTTCCATGTCCTAGAATCAATTTTAGCTGAAGGATTCTCAGACATTTCTTTTAATCTAGCAATCTGGTATTTGTAAGACCATGCATCCTCATATTTTTC